TGAGTATGAGATTCCTATCTTTGGTTGTCAGTTAGCAACTAATAGTGAAGGGCGCCCTGAGATGAGTGGCGTCAAACGTCTTGAGCCCAAACTTGATGGCGTGCGTGTATTGATGCGCGTATGGGGTAACGGCATGAGTATTTGTTATAGCCGCAATGGTAAGATATTTGAAAACTTTAGCACTATTCAACGTCAGGTCGAAAAGGTATATCATAAATTAGTTGCTATTGCAGGGGATCGTAGTTTAAAGTATGGATTTTGGCTTGATGGCGAGGTCACTGGACAAAGTTTTCAAGACTTAATGCGTCAAGCAAGACGTAAAGAAAATGTTGATGCCGACGATAGTATATTCAATATCTTTGATATTATCCCTGATGAAGATTTCAATATTCGTGGTTATTGGAATGTTCAATATCTTTGATATTATCCCTGATGAAGATTTCAATATTCGTGGTTATTGGAATGTACAACTACACAAACGTATTGATTTACTTGAAAAGTTGCGTCCAGTATTGGATGATTGTGATAACATAGAGTTGCTAACACATATCAAGGTTGATCTTGATACTGCTGAAGGTCAGAATCAACTCAAGCGTTATGCTAATGATATGGTAAACGCAGGCTTTGAAGGTATTATGATTAAGGATCTAAATGCACCATATGAATGTAAGCGTAATACATTTTGGATGAAATGGAAGCCCACACATACATATGACCTTAAGGTTATTGCACTTGAAGAAGGTACTGGTCGTAACAAGGGCCGTCTAGGTGCATTGGTATGTAATGGTATTGATGATGGGAAGCATATTACAGTCAATGTGGGCAGTGGCTTTAGCGATGAGGATCGTGACATGCTTTGGGCTGACCATGTTGAAATGGATTGTGTAGTTGGTAAAACTGCTGAAGTTTTGTGCGATGCTATTACGCAGAATCAAGATGGCACTTATAGTTTGCGTTTCCCCCGTTTTATTAGATTTCGTGATGATAAGTGATATAATGTATGAAAGGAGGTAATATGAAAATTGTACGCACTGAACATCATCAAGTTAATAGCGAATTTACCTATGATATTCCCGAAGAGGATATTGCTCCCATATGATATTCCCGAAGAGGATATTGCCGAAGTATTTGGTAGTGTAACAAGATTTGAAGAAATACTAAGTCATAATGGAGATAGTTTTGGCGCTTCTCGCGGAGATGAACCTACTGATGAAGAACTTGATACCTTTGACGAGTTTATTGAGAGTTACGATTATGAGCGTTATGATGATTGGTGGACTGAGCGTAAAGGCGGATATGATGTTTCTTATAAACTAGAAGGATCAGATGATGAGAATGATATTGATGATGATTACGATAGTGATAGAGAATTACTTAACTAATGTATAAAGATTTAATAGGTAAAAAATTTACTTTTGAGGACGGAGATAGTATTGAAGTAATACAGGTTAAATGGCGAGGTGACGAGGACTATCTAATTAGCGTACTAATGCAGCAAGGACCGGGTATACCACGTAAATTAGTATTGCCAATCAAAGAATTTATTGGCACATATGGACACTTATTTGATATAAGTGATCCTCCAAACTTGCCAAAATAATATGCACATATTGTAAGTTAAAATTAACTAAATATTCTAATGCCGCTAATAATTAGCAAATTTTTTAGCCTATCAACATTAGCGTTAGTCACAGCACTAGCGCTAAGTGCCATTGCTGCATGGTATAGCGTAGTTGGATTGATCGCTATCTTTGCTGCGGCAGTAATACCCATTATCATAATGGGAGGCGCACTAGAGATAGCAAAAGTAGTGACAACTGTTTGGCTACATAGATACTGGGATCGCGTTAAATTAGCTATGAAGTCTTATCTAGTATTCGCAGTTGTGGTACTAGCAATAGTCACTAGCATGGGTATATTTGGCTTTTTGTCGAAAGCACATATGGACCAAGGCATTCCAACAGGAGATGTCGCTGCTCAGATACAATTGATTGACGAGAAAATTACTATTCAAAGAGAATTAATTAGTAGCGAACGTCAAAACATAGAAGCAGCCCGTAGAACATTAAGCCAAATGGACGCACAGTTGACCGCCAGACTTGATAGGGGCGATAGCGAGGCAGGGGTCGAACGAGCGGTACAAATTCGTCAACAGCAACGTAGAGAGCGTACTGCATTAAATGCTGAAATTTCACAGGCTCAAAAACGTATAGAAAATAATAATAATGAGATACAAAAACTAAGTTAATAATGAGATACAAAAACTAAGTTTAGAGAAGGCTCCTATTGCTGCTAAGTACCGTACCATAGAAGCAGAAGTTGGACCCATAAAATATATAGCAGCCTTGATTTATGGAGACAACCCCGATCAGTTATTATTAGATCGTGCGGTTCGTTGGGTAATAATATTATTGATTTTCGTATTTGACCCATTAGCATTATGTTTGGTAATCGCTGCTATTAGTAGTTACAAATGGGAGTTTCCATCTAACAAGGAAGAGCTACAACCATTCTTTAATAATGGTAGCAAAGGATATTTACCATTAACCGCTGGAGAAAGCGAGAGCGGCTCTGCATTTACACATGGACCTGAAGAAAGCAACCCTATACCAATAGTAGCAAGAGTTATGGGCAAACCTATATATGATCACAAGGCTAATATGTTTGATCCAAAATTGGGACCACTTGGAGAATCTAAGACAGCAGAACTAATACCAGAAGTTGCGGTAAAAAAAAGGCTACAGTCCCTCCAAAACGTCTGGCAAAAAATCAAAAACCAAAAAGAAAAGTTTCAAGAAAAGTATCCAGCGTTAAAACTAAACCAAGAAAAATTCAACCTAACAAACGTAAAAGAAAAGTTAAGTTGGAAGAACCTAACAGATTGGAACAAGAGTCCAATACTACTGTTGGGCTGGAAACTCTTTTACCGAGTTCAGAACTTAATCAAGAAATTATAACAGAAGGTGTTACTAAAAGAAATCCAATTACACAAGTAGGCGGCGGATATTTAGAGTTTGAAGGCAAGGTTTATCAAGAACAAGCATTACGTGAAATAAATCAAAGTTTATTTAAACTGCAAGTCGATAATGGTATACGTCAAAGCAATTCAAATTTTGGAATAGCCTTTCCAAAGTTAGCCACTAAAGGTGACATATTTGTAAGAGTTGATATTTTACCCAATAAGGTATTTAAATTTGATGGAAATCGTTGGATAGAAATAAACAAGAAAAATACATCGTCATATATGGATGATATTTATTTGGAACATTTGGTTTCCAAAATTAATACGGGCGAAATGGATGTGACCCATTTGACTGAACAAGAAGAAGAACAAATTAGGGCGTATCTGTCTACCCAAAAGCGTTGACCTAAAAGATAGACTATCGTATACTTAATATACGTTTCAACAACTATGGAGTAAACGTGTTATGAAGTCGAAGTTAGTTTTAATTAGTGTTATGCTTGCGTTGGGTGCTTGTAGTAATCGCCCGCTCAAGGTAGATACTGTACGAGAAGAGGAACTCAGCACAGACTTTGTTGCTGAGGGTGTCAAAGTAAGCAGCAAAGGCTGTGGTGCCGTTAGCAAATTATTGGGTCGTCAATGTGTTATTCTTGCTATCGAATCTACTAGTACTGCACCTAGCAATGGCGGAACTACTGTAAATCGTAAGAATGCAATGGATGCCGCTTGTTCTTATGCTATCAGTAATGTACGTCACTGGATGGGTGAGCAAGTAAACAGTTCACGCTCTGTTACACGTACTGGCAATAGCACAGAGGTCAGTCAGAGTAAGGAATCACAAAATAGTTCTAAGCAAGTAGGTGCAAGCGAATCTAGTAACCGCGAGAATGCAAACGATACTGTAACTGAGGTTACTAACACAGTTCGTAGGCAATCAAGTGGATTTATGGAAGGTTGGCAACCAATTAAACAAGATGTTATTGGTGCACAAGAAGTTAGTTGCACTATGGGCTGGAGTCGAAAAAATACTGATTTAATGAAACAGGCTCGAAATAGTCTGTAATTCAATGAAGAGGTTAGTCTCCATAGGCATGTTGCTGGCCAGCAGTATGGTTGCTGCTGGTCAGCAAGTGCAAGTCACAGGTACTGGCTACAATCTTGAAGAAGCACGTACCGATGCCATACAAAAGGCATTAATGAAGGCTTGTAAAAGTGCTGTGGTTAGTGATAAGGTAGTTCGCAATTTTGAACCTGTACAAAATAAAGTAATAATTTATAATGGTTGCTTGGTCAAAGATTTTACAGTTTTACGTACAGAAGTTGATACCTTAACTAAAGTTACTATTAAAGCAGAAGTCATACAAAATAATTTACCAGACAGAATTATTAAAAAAAGCGACGAATGGTTTTTTTATGATTTTGATCAGTATAATAATCGCACCGCACAATTGCGAATTCGTTTAGAAAACGCTATAAATCTCATTAAATAAATCTCATTAAAGAAGTTTTTCTCGACTACCCTATTAGGGCTTACAATTTAGAACATAAAGATCCATATATCACTTATCAATATAACGGCGTAGGCACATTTAATGTAGATGTTGTAATATCTTGGAATCTTAATTTTATAAATTCTATGGCAAGCACTTTTGAAATATTACAGGATCGTTCATCATCGAAGTGGATACCCAGTTCGTATAACATGAGAATAGAACGATCTTGGAAAGCATCATCATATGGATTCGAAAATAAGATTTTGCAACAAGAAATTTATAAATCAATTTTTTATAATCAACCTGTAATTCGTATACGTTTATTAAATAATAAAGGTGTAGAAGTAGTAAAGCAATGCTTTAACCTTAAGAAATTGTATTGGCTATATAATCATTCCATGGATGGCGCGGATTAATGGATGGCGCGGATTATACTGGAGGTCCCTTTTGGATTAATTTTTTCTCAGAGAACGCACTCGAAAGTAAATTAAGTTTTGATTTACCTAGTCAGTTGCCTAAAGATGTTGAAATGAATATCGATATTGTTAACAATTCTTTTTGTTAAAATACTCTTAAATTACAATAAGTATATACATGGCTAAAACACAAAAAGAACATAGCAAGTGCAGTTTTTGTTTAAGTAATAAGGACGATGTAAAAAAATTAATTGTTTGTGATGCTGTAGCAATTTGTGATAATTGCGTAGAAATGTGTCACGACCTTATTATTAAAGATTTAAATGAAAAAAAGAGCAAGACAAGTAAAGTATTGCTTGATGCATTGGAAGTAAAAGCATTTCTTGATAAACATGTAATTGGACAAGAAAATGCTAAAATTGCTATTGCAGTTGGGGTAACTAATCACTACAAACGTATTAATAATCCCCCAGACGACCTTGATATACAAAAAGGCAATATTCTAATACTTGGACCCACAGGATCAGGAAAAACTATGTTGGCTAAAACAGTAGCCAAATACTGTAATGTTCCATTTGTTGTTGCAGATGCTACTTGCTTAACAGAAGCAGGCTATGTGGGTGATGATGTTGAAAGTATGATCGCCATGTTAGTTAATGCGGCTGACGGCGATATTAAAAAGGCTGAACGAGGTATTGTTTTTATTGATGAAATAGATAAAATCGCACGTAAGAGTGAAAGCACTAGTATAACCCGTGATGTAAGCGGCGAAGGCGTACAACAAGCATTGTTAAAATTAGTTGAGGGTACCGAATGTCGTATTCCCGCAGGCGGTGGACGCAAGCATCCTAGTGGAAATATGCTAACTGTTAATACTAAGGACATACTCTTTATTGCGGGCGGCGCGTTTGTGGGTTTAGGGGACGTAATTAAAGCACGTAAAAAGGGTACAGGAATAGGATTTTCAGCAGACGTTAGAACTGATTTTGAAACAGAGTTTAAAGTCGATACTAAGGAGTTGACCAAGCCAGAGCTTTATCGTATATTAACTGAGATTAAAAATAACTTTATAGATCAATACAGGTATCTTTTTAGTTTAGATAAAGTAGAATTAACTTTTACAACAGATGCGCTAGAGCAAATTGTAGATAATTGTTTGACTCTTAAGACTGGCGCACGTGGGCTACATAATGAACTAGAGCGTGTATTAATGCCGCATATGTTTAATTTAAGTAAATATGCTATTAATGGATATAACAAACTAAATATAGCAAAGGATTTAGTTATTAATCCCATTAATATGATATGAATTTACACGGAAATAGGGTATTTGTAAAAGACGGTAATATAGATAAAGCATTACGCAAACTTAAGAAAAAAGTAGCGGAAAGCGGCTTACTGCTTGAACTCCAAAAACGTGAAACTTATATCAAACCCAGTGTTAGAAGAAAGGTTGCTAGGGCAATGGCTAAAAAGCGTTGGAAAAAGCAGCTAGCCCAGCAAAACATGTTTACCCATAAGAAGTAATATTTTTTACGAAATGTGATAATATAAATACAAGATACAGATGCCGATGGTCGGGTCTGTATTAGTCATAACTTGCTTAAAAAGGAGAAATACTATGACAAACACTTTAACACTACGTTCCTTTGACATTCCGTCAATTCACAAATTCGGCATTGGTTTCGACAATATTTTTGACGAACTAATGAGGGGGAACTAATGCGAGTTTCAGCACAGCAAACAAATCAAAATTATCCGCCTTACAACATTGTTAAGCACAATGATGATAAGTTCGGTATTGAACTTGCAGTTGCTGGTTTTCGTGAAGGCGATATCAACATTACTGTTGATAAGAACGTGCTTACTATTGAAGGTCAACAGATTGAAAGTTTAGATGAACTAGAGAAACAGTACGAATATGTACATCGTGGTATCAGTTCACGTAATTTCACTAGAACCTTTACTCTTGCTGATCACGTGGAAGTGGTTAATGCTAAGAGTGAGAATGGTATACTATCAGTCACACTTGAGCGCAAAGTTCCAGAAGAATTAAAGCCCAAGAAGATTGCTATCACATTTAATAAATAATATTATAGTAAGACAAAGTGTTCGCAGTCATAATGACTGCGAACATTTAACTACGAGGTTTATATCATGCCAGAGAAAGAAACAGAGTCAAGACAAAAAATTAAACCCAATCTGAGTTTAATTGAGCCTCCTCTTTTTAGGGTCATTTACTTAAATGACGATGTAACAAGTATGGATTTCGTAATTAGAAGTTTAGTAGAATATTTTAATTATAATCCAGATACAGCAAGCACAATCACACACGATATTCATGAAAAGGGTAGTGCTATCGTTGCTGTTCTACCTTATGAAATTGCTGAACAAAAAGGCATTGAAGTTACACTTGACGCACGTAACAAGGGCTATCCACTACAAGTAAAGGTTGAGCCTGAAAAGAGTTAAAACTCTAAACTTATTCGTTTAGGCCAATAAGGAATTCCTTTGTAGTAAGGATGATTTATAAAGTTTATTGAGTTTTTTGTTATATTTACTGGCTTATTATAACTTCCAAACGCCCAGTATTTTACTTTATTTTCAGTATCACTTTCAATACAAATATCTAAATCAAGTAAGGTTTTATAATCTTTATTCACCTGACTAAAATATAAAGTTTTATTGGGTACACCATTTGTAACAATTATTATTTGTTCAACATCACCATGCATTTGTAATTTCTTTATACTATTTTTAAGATATAGTAAATCTTCCTGGTGTAGATGATCAATTTTTTTATTATTCGTTGGATTTATAGTCCAACCATTACAACCAACTATTTTTCGCTATATTCTCCATCACAACAACATGATGCCATAATCCAGCAACATTGTCTGTGCGGTGACAGATATGGTTTATTGTATGGATACGGTCATGAATGTCATTACATTCATCAAACTCATGTGATCCAGTCACGAAAAAAACACCTTTATAGCATTCGCCAAGGTGTCTTAGTGTCTTTTGTAGTTTTCCTATATCGCTACTAATATTACCTGTAGCAATACAGTATAAACTTGTAGGCTTATTATACCAGTTAAAAAATTCATCGTTTGGAGATAGGAACAAATCTCCTATGATATCGAATCCTATCTCCATTACGATTACTTGGCAACTTTAATTTTTGCCTTGGCTTTACCAGCAGCCTTTTTGGCTCCAGTTTTGACCTTCTTTCCTACTTCCTTTACGTCAGCAACAGTGACCTTACCGTCTTGGTTTACGTCAGCAAAGCCCTTAGCAGTATCGGCTGCTTTAGTTACTGCTGATTTAACGTCAACTTTTTTTACGGCTTCTGTAACTGCCTTGACTTCTGTGCTATCACGGTTTACCCACCAAATGAAAGCACCAACTACGACTAGTCCTAATAATAACCATAACATATATGTTTCTCCTAAAAATGTATTTAACGGGTTTATAATGGAGCGTAATTTTTGTCATTAAATACGATAATGCACTATAAAAACCTAAAAGCACTTATGAATAAGCCCCTGCCCAGTAAATCAGAGCAAAGAGCCAAGTGTTATAGGCCTAAAATGAAAGAAGTTAAAGCAGTTTATCGGCTAATAAATCGTGAAGTATTTTATAATAAACTTCCCATGCCCAAATTAATACTGCGAAGATTACATGATGCTATAGGAGTTTGTAGCGGTGCAGAGGGACCTATTCGTAAAACAAAAAGTTATTGTACGATATATCTTGCAGACAGATATTATTGTAAACAATGGTTTATATATCAACATTAGCCCATGAAATGGTTCATCAATATCAATGGGACATTTATAGTAATATACGTGTAAAACGCGGACTAACAAGGCATATGAGCCACGGACCTAGTTTTTATATATGGCGTAATAAATTAAGCAAATATGGTATAGCATTAAAATCAACTGTTCAGAAGGACAAAGAATGGTTTCTTAAACAAGACACAACACAAGTTTAACTAAATACACAATCATGCGTGATATTCTAGAAAAACTCAATTTATTAGAGTCTACAGGTTTGGCTAATCGCAAGCCCGGTGATATTTTTAAAAATAGTCAGGGCCAACAAATTACTTTTTCTGATATAAATTTTTATCCAGAAGAAGGCGGAAAATATGACGAAGTACAATTAAAAGATTTAATAACTAAATTAGGTCCTAATATCAAATGGCAAAATAAACAACCTAAAACAGGTGGTATTGCTATAGCAACATTTGATACACCCGAAGGTCAAGTTCAATACGGATTTTATAAACAACAAATTAGTGCTAATAAAGTAGAAAATAAAATAGACAATGAAGTAGATGGATATAAGTTTGCTGGTAAAAGTGCAGAAAAGATACGATCAGGATTAACACCACAAGATTTACTGTCACAGCGCGATAATCTAACATCAGAACAAATTATTAGTCAACTTGAAAATAAATTAGGTATTGATAATCCATTAGTAGAGGTTGCAAAACAAGTAGCAGCTGGGGCAGAATTCCCACTTAAGTTTCCAGCACCCGAAGGCGTAAGTTTTACAGGATTTAGAGATTACTTCTGTGAAATATTACAACCAATGGCATTACAAAACGGACAGTTTAAAGGCAACGCAGGCAAGGCGGCAAAAACATTTTTAGGCGGCAGTTTTGCTGATACTACCATTTCATTCGATGCTGCTAAAAATGCAGGTTTGTCGGATAGTATAATGACTAATAGTGAGGGCAAATCTATAAAAATTAGTACTAAAGGTGGTACAGGGGCACAAGCAAGTTCTAAAAATTTAATTGATAGTATTAATGAATTAAGCGAGACTGATCGCGGCAAAAAAATATTAGAAAAATATAGTGATACGATTGACATAGTTCGTGAAATACAAAATAGGGGACAAATTAACGCTCCTCTTTATTTAGGTGTAAAGTATGATATTATATCACAAGAAGAAGCGCAACAAATTTTAAACTTACGCAAACTTCCACCAGTTAATTTAGAAAATATTGACCAACTAAAATTAAGTGATAATCTTAAAAAATTAGCAAAAGAAAGAAATACTAAAACTCCACAAAAAACAAATTTATTTTATCATTTATTAGCCGCAGTAGCATTCAAAGCAGCAGATCAAGTCAATGCCAAAACAGATTTTAGTAAAGCGGCGACCGATATACTTAACAACGGCGCACTTATTCAGGTATACACAACTATGAGAGAAACTAAAGATACTTGGACATTAGCAGCATTCAACACATTGTTTCCAGGTGAAAGTATTAAAGATGTAGATTTGTCAGCAAGTAAAAATTATTCAAGTACTGGAGTAAAGGGTAACTTTACATTTAAGATTGATAGAGGGGCAGGTGCAACTGATGATGAACAATCATCGCCTGCAGTAGTTATGACTACTGACCCCTTGCAACAAATTGATACATCAATTATAGAACCTAAATTTAAAAAAGATAGAAAACCTAGACCGGAACCCAATGCAGATTTGGGTCCTGCTGGTCGTACATTAAGAAATCCATAATACTTGAATTAATATAATAATTATATTAAACTTATAAAGTAATTTTATTAGGAGTTTAATATGACACTTGTACCAATGGTTCTTGAGCAAACTAGCAAGGGTGAACGAAGTTATGATATCTATAGTCGTTTGTTGCGTGATCGTGTAATTTTACTTGAGGGTGAAGTACATGATCAAATGGCTAACCTTATCGTAGCGCCCCCGAAAATCCAGACAAGGACATAAGTTTGTATATTAATAGCCCAGGGGGTAGTGTCACTGCTGGCATGGCGATATACGATGCTATCCAATTCATTCAACCGGATGTTACTACTATTGTTATGGGTCAGGCATGTAGCATGGGTAGTTTGTTAGCACAAGCAGGATCAAAGGGTAAGCGTCTTATATTACCTAATGCCCGTCATATGATTCATCAGCCTAGCGGTGGGGTGCAAGAGGACAAGCCACTGACATGGAAATCCAAGTAAAGGAAATGCTTGAAATGAAAAAGAATCTTACCAATATCTATGTAAAGCATAATAGCAAGGGCAAGAGTTTTGAGGAACTTGCTAAGGATATGGAACGAGATTTTTTCATGGGGGCCCAGCAAGCCCTAGATTATGGCTTAGCCGATCAAGTCCTTGATAAGCGTCCTAAATCAGAATAAGCGTATCTATATAGCCCCTAAAACAGCACCTTTTATAGGGCTTCCTATTAGGTCCTATACGGCATCGTAAGTTATTGATTCTATTGGAATTATAGTTCTTGATCTAGAATACGTTTGGGCGCATAATATATCTATAGTTGATTAACGGAGACTGTTATGTATAGCGAAAACCCCATATGGACCTTGCACTGACTGAGTATATGAACGCTATTCAAGCGGACTATAGCAAGTTCAATGGCAAGGCTTATGCTTCTCTGAACATTACTATCAATCGTGGTAGCAAGTTCTACAAGGTCGTCACTGGTAATAGCGTTCACAGTTTTGTATGTCGCAAGGCTCACGATCAGTGGAAGGTCGGTGACGTACTAAAGGCTGCGAGTTGGGCGCAACCTGCTAAGAATTTTATTCGCGGCAATGTACTCTCGCAGACTTACATCAGCCCTGTTCGCTGGACTGGTGCGTAATGATTGCTATTCAAGAAACTACAGTGTGGAAGGGTGACATTTTTTCCCAAGGGTACAACTAAGATTATTACTCTACCTAAGCCATTAACTATAGACCGTCGTGGTCGTACTTTTATTGAATTAAAGAAAAATCCTTTCAAGGTCAAGGTCGAAAGTAATCTAATCAAGGTCATTGGTAGCAAGGGTAATACATATTGGGTAGACCCTGATCTCAAGACCTGCACTTGCCCAGGTTTTACTTTCCGTAATTATTGTAAACATCTTGATAGTGTATTAAAATAAGTTATGGTTAGAAAGAAAGTTAAAAAAGTTAAGAAAGTTAAGAAATTTATTGAGCCCCAATGGGATCCAAAGTATGTTAGAATGCTTGATGCAGTTATGGAATATATGGATCAAGTTGGTAGTCGGGATAAACCCGATATAGTAGGACGTGATATTCTTATTATAAGATCATTAATTGAATTTTATGATTTTGAAGTACATCATAACCAGGATTTACTAGATGTATTGGCTGATGTAAAAATAAGGTCAGACCAAGTATATCCTGACCAATAATATTGTTTATAAATGTAAATTAAACTATACTATAACTATGACAATGCATCTTGTACGTGGGCTGTCTAGCATTCGCACAGGCAAACCCAAATTCAAACTTACTAAGCGCAAACGTGCTGAGTGGGAGTTTGATTGGATGGCAGACAACAAATTACGTAAATCACAGGGCATGACTAAGATTACGTTTGAGGAATACTGCCTTAACCGTTTGGGAAAGATTAAGTTAGTCAAGCCGCTATTTAAGCAATTACAATATTCTCAAAAGCATACGCGATATATCGATAATAAACATATTCTCCCAGTCTTGGTATTGTTGCTGGCAATACTAATCGCCGTGAGTCGCCTAAGTATACTGGCACACTTGTAAAGGGTATCGCTACTATGCACAAAAGTAATGCTGTTCCTGTTATTGACGAAGAACAGATGAAAGATATTAGTCGTATGAGGAGAGGATAATGAAAGATTTTTGGAAACAAATCGCACAGATTTTTCTTATGGCAGTAGCACTGTATACTGTATTGCTCGGTAGTTATTGGATTTTTGTGGGGGAAATATGAGCGCAAGATTTGACCTTGAACAGCAGATTTTGGAATGTTGGAATGTCACCACAGACCTCAAGCGTGTAACTGAGTATTTGCTTGATGCGCCGCTTGAGCCAGGTCGTGAGGACAAGATCGCTAACATGCTAATGGGCATGGAAGCATTATACGAAGTAAAATTTGACAGATGTTTTAGAACATTTGAAAAACTATTGAAAGAACAACATGACCAACAAAATGGAATGTAATGTTTGTAATAGTACATTTGATCTTGAAGGTGAGGGAGGTACCAATGGATATTTTGGTGCTATCCCAGTAAGCTTTTGTCCGTGGTGTTTATCGTGTATGATTGATATGGTTCAACAAATGACTGAGGAGAATGTCAATGAAGATCAAGTTGATGACTTTACTTATTACGGCAGTTAGTATTTTATTAGTATCGGGTTGCGCAAGCACTTTAAATGGTATGCGCGAAGATGTGAGCAGACCACTAAAGTGGATAGGCAGTGTTGGCGACAAGATTGGGGCTATATCCTAACGGTGAAGGTCCGGTAGATAGCGGTCATGCTGTAGTGTACCCTAGCAAACTTAACAATGCTTTGAGTAAAGTAGACCCACAATGGTATGCAGTTAATCAAGTTTCTTAAACAACAGGATCATATTTGGTATATCAAATGGGGCGTTAGCGTCATTATGATTGTAGGCATGGCACTGGGTCGTGGTACAGGTATCCAATCATTGTTAATCTTTGATACATTAGCAAGTTGGATTGGTGCTGTTGGTTGGATGTATGTTGGTTACCGTTGGAAAGATAATGCTATCATTCTTGTAAACTTCATAATGGGCATTATAAATACGATAGGCATCTATAATCAGATGTTCTAATAGAATAGGAGAATGAAATATGGCAAAACATGGTTTAATTGTTATCAGTGTTGCCCTCCTGCTTGGCTTGTCAAGCGTAGTAAACGCACAGTCAAACGATACCGACAAATTGACAGGTGCAGTTGTTGGCGGCTTAATTGGAAATACTATCGGTGACGGCGACGGTAGAAAGATTGCTACAGCACTAGGTTTTTGATTTCATACGCGAATGTAGACGTTATGTTCCCGTAAGATATAAGGATAATGAAGGCGCGAGACGCGCCTGGATACGCGGTTGCGTAGACAATCTAGAAGATATTCAAGCAAGACTTGAACGTGAAGCATATAACGAAGGAGCAAACAATGGACCTACCAATTAATATTGATGAATTGCGTGATGTAGTTTTAAGTCTAGAGAAAGACGGCAAGATGTTACTTGCTGATAAACTCAAACTTGTAGCATTGCTTATTGAACAAGGCAAGCCATACAAAAAGATACTACGTGAAGAATATAACATCGTAGCATAATATGAAATGCAAAGTAAATGGTTGCGGAAGGCAACTAGATGCATATGGCTTCCCTGTTGAGTATTGTGACTATCAACAGGGTCGCTGTCCCATGTATCCTAAACCCAATATGACTTTACAAACAGTAATAGTTTATGTTATTATTTTAACATTACTATTAGGTGTGACATGGTATACTATTTAAAAAATTTTTTAATCAAACTTCTACTATTACCGATCATCGCCCTAATGGGCGGTTTTCTTTTACTATTATTTTTATTTCATCCTTTATTTAGATTAACAAAATATTAATTACAAGAGGGCAATATGGCTACAAAAAAGAAAAAAACAAAGACTAAAAAGGTTAGTGCTAAACCTAAGAAAAAGACACCTGCTAAGAAAAAGAAATTAGCAAAGTGGGTCAATCCACATATTGGCTACCCCTGAAGTAGGCGGGCGCGGCGGAGAACTCAAGGTCAATACTGTCAGCAAAGAGTTTGTTGACTATTGGTTAGATGATGAGCGTGATGGTAGTGTGTGTGATCATATCTATGCCATGCATCAAAAGGCTATGGATGGTGATATTGATTATGGTGACGATGAAGATCAGGATAATGAATACGAAGGCTATGATCCAAATAGTCCTGAACTATGGGAAGGTAGCGGTAATAAAGAATACTATGACCTCGATGATATCGAAGGCGGCACATTCGTAAGCAGCGAATACAATGAATATAGCGTGAAGCGCAACTTTGATTGGTCAAAAAACAAATATGAAACTGTGGGCGAAAGCAAAGAAATAGTATTTGATAGAGTTGTATATAGCCGTGAGTTGTATTTAGAAACTAGTGATAAGGATATTATCAAAGCAGGAAGTGAGGCTATACCTGCTATTATGTGTTATGACTCCCAAAAAGGAACATTTGGTCACTTATTAGTTAGAACTAACGGTGAAGATTTTGATAGCAAGAAGTTGTCATATGTTGTATGCGAAAACAACATGGGTGATTTTATCACACGTTGGTTCTATGATAAAGAAGACCTCGACTTTGACTACGATAAA